AAGCATTTATGTCACCTGCACAACGTAAAGAACTTTATGATGAAGTACGTAAGATGGCAGGTACATTTGTTGACTTTGAAGGTAAAGCAACAGCATTTAAATATGCTAATGACAAACAAGTAGAAGAGTACCTAGCTGAAGACTTTAGAAAGTATATGCTTTCTAATGGTAAGTCAATCATTAAATCAGCTCCTAAACGTAATTCATTCTTTAGAAAGTTACTTAATATTTTAGAAGCAATCTTTGGTAATCTGACTATACAAGAAGTTACCGCTGACTTTAAAGCAAACAGTAAGATAAATGAGATCTATGAAAAACTTCGTGTAGGAGATCTTAGTGATTACAATTTTAATAAAACCAATGTAAGATTCAATAGTTTAGATAAGAATGGTATACAAGCTGTTCAAGAAGATGCAAATCTTTTAAATCTAAACAATACTGATACTAAGCTTATCATGGACTCAATAGATGGATGGATAGCACAGTCTATTGATTCAGCTAATGCAGGTATAGAAAATCCAGCGCAATACGAGAAATTTATTAAGAAGCAGATTGATCTCTTTATGAATCGCGTTTCTCCTGAAAAAATGGAGAAAGAGAAATTAAAGATGGCTTCACGCTTAACTTATACCCATTCTGCTAGCTTCCTTAAAACTAAACAAGGTAGAGAGATTGCATATAGAAGAATTTATGATATCTTAAGTAACCTTGAATTAGAACTAGATGATGAGTATCACAGCATTAGAGAAAAGGATCCAAGCTCTACTAAGCTTCAGGATCTTGCTAACAAGCTTTCTTTAATTGCTTTTACAAGAAATAACTTTGGTGATCTAACTAACATAGCTAATAATAAACCAGATAAAGATGGTAAGCTTAGAGGTGTTATGGCTTATCACATGGCTAAGTCAGATGACTTTGGAATCAAAGCATCAGAACTTTTAGAGACAGAAGAACAAGAGTCAATAACTAGAGATGGTTCAATTGGTTCAAAAGATGGAGCTGCAATATCACAAAAAGATCTTGCTAAACCTGATGTAAAATTCTTATTCAAGACATTGTTTAAGATGGATCCTAAAACACGCATGCCTATTTTAAATGAAATGGGTGCACCTGTTCTTATGGATTCAGAAACAGTATGGGGTAAAGTTGCAGTTATATTAGAGAATGAACGTGACATCATTAAGATGTATGAAAAACTTCTTGCATTTGCTCAACAAGAAGATCCTACTGAATTAACAATGGCTGTAGGTCAATTAATAAATAAGTTAGGACCTAGAGGATTAGCAGGTAAGTTTAGGCACATAGCTAATAGACAAGTTGAAAACTTATGGAGTAGCTTCTATCAGGTATTTAACATGCGTCGTGTTGGGTTAATATCACAAAATATCAGAATAGAAGATGGCAATACTATTTCTACTATAGGTAGAGCAATTAACCCATATGCTAAAGTAGGTAAAGGATGGAACACAAGTTTCCAATTTGAAAAGAATGACTATACAGTATTTGATACAGAGAATGGTATTACATACTTAGATGTTAAAAGACTTCTTAAAGACTACCCAAGCAGTGATTCTTTTAAAGCAAAAGGAAAATGGGATGTTGATAAAGTATTTAAGTTCTTAAATGCTATTGGAATTAAGATGACGGATAATGCTGAAACAAGAGATGCATTAGAGAATGGTAATGTTGAATTAGCTAACCGTCCTGAATTTCATGTTATTAGTACTTTGTATGCTCCTAGAAAATCAGATCTATTAAAAGATACCCTTAATACTGATAAAAGCGGTGGTTTATTAGATCCAAATAATACAAAAGGTTATTCACTTCTTGAGATCATTTTAAAGAATGGTATCATAATAACTAAACCTGAAGATATTTTTTCAGAAGTTAAAGGTCAACTTATTGGTGGTCAAACAAAAGAAGGTGGTGAACTAAGAAACGTATATATCTCAGGACTAGCTGGTGAAAAACAAAACTGGAATGAGCTTCAAACAGTAGAAGGTCAATTAGGTTCAGGTGTTCCTAGCTTTATGGTTACTACAGCTGATGGTAATACTAAATTTGAAATGTCATTAAACAGTACCATGTCTATCATGGTAAGTTCGTTTAATGAAGTTCAAGATGATGAAGAGAGCTCTGCATACCAAAAGCTTATTGATATGCGTCACATGTCTCATTTTGACATTGACAAAAATCCTAATGCTAAAAGATATGTTTGGTTAAGAAACATGTTTAATCTTGATGTACCTAGAGGAGATGAAAAATGGGGAACAAGAAAGACAGCAACAGGTGGTAGACAAGTTAAGTTAGAATTGTTTGATATCAGTGGAGCTAAAAGTTCTGACCTTGATGGTGTATCTTCAGCATCAGCAGATCCATTTACTAAATTCATTTTAGATTTACACTTAGCTACACAAGCAGGTTTACCTGAACTTATGCGTCACTCTGATAAGAGCACGTCATATGCTGTTGCTCTTAACTATATCACATCTCCTGATATTCTAAATGAAACTACAAAAGGAATGTATATTGCTAATCATCATTTTGGTGATTCAAGAAATGACTTCCATGCAACTGCTTTTCAAAATTATATACTACCTAACATAATCTCTGAACACAATCGTGTACAAAGATTTAAAGTTAAGAAACAACAAATTGAAGATACTCTTAAGCAAATTGCTAAAGAAAAGAAAGAAGGTAAACAAATAACTCCTACTCCAGTATTTGATTTTAATTACTTGGCAGAAGGTCAGAAGTTTTTGTCCTTTGAAGGTATCTTAAATGAAAAAACTAAAAAGGAACTGTTTAACCTTACAGAAGATCTTGAAACATATCTTAATGATAAAACAAATCCTAAAGCACAAGCTTTAATAAATACATTACTTAAAGAAACTGAAAACTACTTTAAGAATCAATTCCTTGATGTTAAAGCTTTATATAATCAAAATGGTGCTTTTGTAGGAGACAACCATGCAAACAAGTTTAGAAAAGATTATAACGACTATGATAAAAGTTCAGTTGGAACTACTATGTCAGATAACGATGTTGTTAATGCTTTACTGAATTCATGGGTGTACAATGGATGGATTCATAATATTGAATCTATGAATGCATTATATGGTGATATAGCTTTGTATAATCATGCTAAAGAAGAATTCCATAAGCGTAATGCTGGTATAGGATCTACTGGTACAGGATATCGTGTAGATAAAGACATGTTGTTCTATGTAAACAATACCCTTAAAAGAGGATTTGAACAACAGTTTACAGATAAACCAATGAGAGAGTATGATGGTACTTTCAATGTTGGGGTGATGAAAGAAAAGATTACACGTAGTGTTTACTTAGAAGAGATTGCATTTGGTTTATATAATCAAATGAAAGCTAAAGCGGTAAGAGCTAACAATTCATTACCTACTGCTAAGAGAAGATCTGAAAATGAGATTGAAAATGAAATCAAGATTAAGTTGTTTGGCAACAAAGATATTGATGCATCAAGTCTTGAAGCTCTTAAAGGTATGGAGCCATCAGGTAAATCTATCATGGCTAAGTACAATAAAATGGAAGAAGCTGATGGTCAAGGATGGATTGGATTTGATTCTTATAGAATACTAGCTGAGTCACAAGGTAACTGGTCTCCTGCTCAAGAAAATATGTATCAAGCAATGTTAGCTGGTAAAGAAATACCTGGTGATAAAGTTGGTACATTCTTTCCTCCTATAAAAGCACAATACTGGGGTACATTAGATACAAGCAAACAAGGTAATCCTTTGACAGATGACGTATCTATTATGGCATTCCATAAATTTCAGCTTACTCCTATTGTTCCTAGTTTAACTAAAATAAGCCCTAAACTTAATAAGTTAAATGAAAAGATGATGGCTGAAGGTATGGACTATGTTACTTTCAGATCAGGATCTAAGGTTGGTACACTTACTTCTGTACAGTTTGATTCAGAAGGTAAACCACTAAGAGTAGATGCAAATGGTAAAGTTGTAAAATCAACAGATAAAGGATACAGTGATAAACTAAACATTGCATCTATTAGTGATGATGTTTATAATTCTGATCGTGATATAACAGATGTACCATTTACTAAGAACATCATCAACATAGAGTATCTTAAGAATCAGTTAAATATAGAGCCTAAATGGAAAGGTAAAGTAACGTTTGCTACACAGATACGTAAGTTGATTGAAGTTGACTTATTTGAAAATGGTATTCCTACAGATTATAAAGTAGGAGAAAGCATTGAAAATAGAATAGATAGCTGGTTTAGTCTTTCTGAAAATGAAAAACTTGACAATTCTAAAAACTATCGCCAAGCACTAGAATATGAGAAGGCTGTATACAAGCTTACTATTATTAAGAAGGCGCAACTTATCAAGAAAGCTAAGCTTAGATTTGATAAAGATGGTAAACTAATAAGTAATGTAGAGAACCTTATCAATTATGTAAAGAGTCAGCTAACAACACAAGAGTTGGCAGAACATGAAATTGATTTCTTAGATGTAGATAAAGAAGGTAAACTTTTAAATGACCTTTCATATTCATTTGCATCTGAAAAGATTGAAAGATTACTTAATGCTCTTGTAGTTAAATCTTTGATTAAACAAACTGTAAATGGTGAACCATTAATCCAAGTGGCTAGCGCTATGCTAGAGCCTCAGTTTAAACTACCTACTAAAGAAATATTACAAAAGTATGGTACAAATGGATTAACATATTATTCAATAGATCCAACAGGTAAGTTTATCAAACCAATGAAGATCAAGATTTCCATGCAAGGTGATTTTGAAAAGCTTCTTTATTTAGATGACGTTGCTGTTTTCAAAGACACAATGGAAAACGGTAAGGTAGTTACTAGAAATGGTAAACCTGTACAAGAGCTTGACTACAATGCTTCTTTAAACAATCTAAACATGTTGATTAAAGATGATGCATGGTTGGATAAAGGAGATAATAGAAAAATGATTACTACACATGGTGATCGTATTCCTATTCAAGGTATGAACTCAGATGAATTTGCTGAAGTATATGAATTCCTTCCTAAAGAAGAAGGTAACATTATCATTCTTCCTGCAGAGATTGTAGCTAAGTCAGGAGGTGACTTTGATATTGATAAGTTGACAATGATGTTCCCTAACATTGGTATGTCAACTAAAACAGTAGATGGAGTTACTACCCATACAGTAGGTCTATATACTCCTTTAACAGAAGCTGATTACTTTACTAGATATGAGCAATACAAAAAAGCTTATGCTGAAAAATCTTTAACGTCACAATATCAAAGTAAAAGAGACAAGGTAAGAGCACTTGAGTTACACTATACATTATTTGGTGGACAAGAACAGGTTCTATCTTCAGTAATTGAAATGGCTTTAGAAGAAGGCGAATTACTTACTCTAGAGGAATTTATCTTAGCTGATCAAGAAAAGACAGCACAAAATGATGTGTTGTTTGCAATGAATACTTTATCAAGTAACGTACTTAACTATTCAAACTTAGTACGTCCTAATGGTACAGATATCTTAGATCCTATAGTAGATGAGTTAAAAGGATTATATCGTGAGTATAATCCACAAATATCTACAAATGATGAAAAAGCTCCTGGTAAAGGAATACAAGCAAGTCGCATCTATGAAATAGGATACAACCTTTACAAGCAGATGACTAATAACTATGGTAAGAAAGCTTTAGGTATTGGTGCTATTGACAACACATACAATGAACTATTCAACAGAGTAGGTATGTATTTAGTACCAAACAACAGAGAGCTTCTTAAAGGAATGGAATCTGATGATATAAAAAAATTGCTTGACAATGCTAAAGAGTTTTATAAACAAGATAAAATTAAAGAAGCTAAAGGAGATGCAAGAACAAAAGAAGAAAAGCAAGCATGGACCGCAGCAAGAAAAGAATTTACTTCTGAAGATCAAAAGCTTGTAGAAGATTTTGAAAGACAAACATTGTATCTACCACATAATCAACTTAAAGTTAAAGATCTTCAAGGTGAAGCTTATAAGGACAAGGCAATTTCTTTTAGCCACTTAATGGATGTTAATGGAGAACACAAAATTGGTGACGTCATTAACCAGTTAATGAATGGTTGGGTAGATATTGCTAAAGATCCATGGATATTCTATTTACGTGGTGATGAAAAATTGGGACCTATTCTATTGTTCTTAATTCAAGCTGGTGTACCAGTTAGACATGCTGCACTTATGGTAAGTCAACCTGTTATTGTTGAGTATATGCAAACAATAGACAAGTTACAAAGTACATATGCATCTATAGTTAATGATACTGCTACTACAACTGAAGAAAAAATAACTAGAGATAAGGCAGTTCTTGCAGCTAAAGAAATAATGCTTGAGAAATTAGGCATTAAAGTAGAAGGTAAGACTAGCGCGGATAGAGTAAGAAATCTTAAGAAAGTAATTGCTAGAGAAAGTGTTTTAGCAACTCCTGAAAATGAAGAGTTTACAGAAGATGATCTTAGAAGTCAGTTGGATTATACTTATGATAAGTATCCTATGGCTGAGTTTCTTGCAAATGGTGAATATAAAAGAAGAAGCGAAGTAGACTTTTCTGATCCTGAATTAGCTGATTATCAAAAATCAGTACTACTTCACTTCCTTCAGATTACTGATATGGAATCAGCTCTTAAAGATGTTAAGTTAAGAACTAACGTTGATACAGCTAAGTCAGGTAGTCTATATGAAGCACAAAACAAAATCATTCAGTTACAAGAAATTAAACGTAGCAGAACTGACGATGTTAAAAATTCACAGACACAGTACTGGAGATTACCTTCACAGGTAATTGAAAGAATGATTCCTACGCTTAAAGATTCTGAAGGTAATGATACAGGATTGCTTGATGAAACAGCAGCTAATGCATCTGTATTAGCAAGCTTCTACCAACAACCTTTCCAATTAGAAATATGGAAAGATTTATTCCCATTGAATAACAATCCTGTTATTAATAAGTACATGATTGATAAGGATTTTGCTTCAAAAGATGAAGCTAAGTCTAGTACATATTTAAAAACTGATGTTGATTTAATGTCAGGATTTAAGTCATCGCTCGTACCAGCAATATTCCAGAATTCATATTTAGGAATGGATGTTAAAGCTTTACTAGAAGCTAATGATAGACCTATGTATTACAGAGGTGAAGAAGTTAGACTAAATAAAGTTGTAGCATTACCAATGATGGGAGCTATAATGCAAGATGGAATAATGTATTTTGATTATGATACATTATACAGACAATTTAATAACAAAGAATTTGTTGACAAAGGTGGGGTGTATTCAGATGCTGGCTTATCTCCAGTACAATCTACAGAAACCTTTACTACATTTGGTGAGTATGTGAAATTTGTATTTGAACGTGAATACATAAGAGCACAATACATTGGTACAGGTAGTAAAAAAGATCTTAATAGACTTCAAGAAGATCCAGAATTTAAATCATTACTTCTAGCTACTGTTAATACTGTAGATAGATCAGAATTTATTAATGAAGGTGAAACTAAATTAGATTCTAAAGGTAGAGCAGAGTGGAAAAAGTATAGATTGAAAGCAGCTTTTGAAATGTACATTAGAAATAAAGCTCTTCAGAATGTTGATAACATGTATGCTATGTTTAATAATGAAACAGCATATGCATATGAAATCGCTAGAATTAAAAAGTATGAAGGTCTTACTCAAGCATTCTCTGTATTAGCGAATCTAGTTCCTGATTCAGAAAATGCTAAATCATCAGATAAGACACGTGTTAACTTAGCTTATGTAAATACTCCTAGTGATAAACAAACTCGTGATTCTTATTATGAACAAGTACAAGTTTTATCAAATGAAGTATTGCTAGCCAAAGCTATGCCGTCTCTTACAAGAGATGAGTTGAATGATATTGCTACTGTATTTAGAAAACTACCTATAGTAGCATTCCTACAGTCTGGAATGAATGGCTCAGGTAAATTTGCTATTACACGTATAGTAGATCAGAACGTGGTACTTACAATGACAAAACAAGCAGGTGATGAATTTATAAATAAAATATCTTCTGAAGCTGCTTCAAATGTTTATAGCACTTTGAATAACTATTGGAATGCATTTGTTGCTGCTAATAAAAGATATGATGCTCGTGGTAAAAACTATATGATCAAAACTGACAAGGAAGGAAATGCTACAACAGATCTTTCTAATGCATTATTTGTTCAAACAGATAAGTCATCACTTGGATTTAGTAGACCATATGATCCTCAATTTATTAATGATGAAGGTGTTCCAGTTTTGGCTTATGCTAGAATAGGAGATAAAGTAAACTTGACTACTAACTTCAATAAGAAAGCTATTAAGCTAGATGGTGTTATTCAAAAGATGTATTTTGAAAATGGTAGAGTAGTTGTTGAAGTTGAGGTTACAAAAAAAGATGGTCAAAAAGGGACACATATTTTTCAATACAAGATTGATGGTAGCTTAGCTCAATGGCAAACTCCTACAGGTAACATTGCATCTGTTGATTTAGTAACTACTTCAATTAATATATCTAAAGATACACTTAGATATCTAAACAGCATATCAGAAGGTGAGCCTGGAACTTATGATATTAAAGCTACACAAGTAGGTGACAAGGTTGCTTATACAATGTCCTTTGATGCTGGTCAAAGAGTAGTTACTGCTGAAGTTGTTGAGATGGAACCACTAGGATTTGATACTATTCAAAATGCTGGTAGACTTGAGTATAGCAGTAATATGCCTAAGTACAGACTTAAACTTGAATGGACTAATGCGGATAATGTTGTAAAGAATGCTAATGTAATTATTTTTTCTGATGGTAAAATAGATGCTAGCTATATTGAAAAATTAAATAAGTACTTGCCTAACAAAAGCTCAAACAATGTTATTGGTGACTTTAGATCAGATAGAATAAAAGCTCCTTATATAGCTAACTCTCTACAGGATGCATCACAAATGGCAATTAATGGAATTATTAGACCAGGATCTGTTGTAGATGTTAAAGTACCTGGAGAAGGAAACTACATTAAATCAGAGCTGTATGTATATGATGAGGCAGATCTTACTTTTAAACCTCTACAAGAGCAGTATACAGGAGAACAAGAAGAAGAGGAATCATTTAATGTAGATGAGAAGAACTTCTTCCTTGTATATAATGAAGCTGAAGATGGAGGTATATCTGTAGCTGCAACTCGTTTATCAGCTACACCATTACCAAAATCAACAGGTAATGTAGATGTTAGAGATAGATTTATTCATCATGCAGGTTATCAAAATAAGATAGGCATCCTTACTAGATTAAAATATGGTGGTGGTTCAATGCAAGAATTTATAAAAGATGGAGTTGATGCAGAAACTGGTGCACCAATTGTTGATCCTTATATCAAATATCAGATTGATTCATCTATAGAAGCTGTTATTAAAAAGCGTGATGATTCAGGACTTAAGCCAGTATTTAGTAAAGCAGGTTATGGTCAGTATATGATTGGTGCTAATGATGAAACTGGTAAGATGTTCTTTGATGAACAAGGTAAAAAAATAGGAATAGCTCAAGCTCCTGAAACATTTAGATATTTATCTACACGTTTACTTGAGGAATTTGGCTATATTAATCCTAACTTTGTAACTGAATCTGAAGGTGTCAAGGAAGTTATCAGAGTTGTTAAACAACCTGTTAGTGACCAAGAGTACATGGATATGATGAATAGATGTTTTAATATAGCATAAGATGAGTGTTTGCCCTAATATTAATTTAGATGAATGGAAAGCCCTTGAAGCTACAGTAGGTAGATTTGAGGCGTATAAAGATTATGTTGAATCTGGATATCAAATTAGAACTCCAGAAGAAGTTCAAGATAAAATTAATAAGAGGGTAGAAGCAAGAGAAACTGCTAAAAAACAACCTCATACAGAAGGTTTAATGTCTGGTGTAGTTAGTGAAACATCTTTATCTCTATTTCATGCAGCTGAAAATGACATGTCAGCAATGACTGAAAAGATGGTTCAGCAAAGCAAGACAACTAGAGCTTATGAGATTGCTAGAAAATTATCACTTGGATTAGGAGTTGACTTTGAAATTATTCCAGCTGAAAGAGCTACAGAATTAACAGCAAACACTAAGAATCCATGGTCAGGACAAGCTGCTTTCTATTATGGTGGTAAAGTATTTTTTGTAGGTGAATCACTTTCAATTAATTCAGTACTTCATGAATTCTCTCATCCACTAGTACGTCAAATACAAGTAGATAATTCTACTTTATTTAACAAACTATATAATGATTTAGTTAACACACCTGAAGGATTAAAGATAGTTGAAGAGCTTAGACAAACTTCAGCTGTAGAATTAAATGGTCAAATGTTTCAAGAAGAAGTTCTTGTAAAGGCATTAGAAGCAGCTGCTCTTAAGCAAGAAGTATCTCCTGGTTTTGCTAAATTTATTAAGGATATTCTTTATGCACTTAAGAAATTATTTAGAAACGCATTTGGACAAATAGAAGTATCTAAGCTTGACCCAACTACTACTCTAGATGAGCTAGCAACTATGCTAACAAATGATAAGTTTAAAATTGATACAGAACTTATTACTGAAGAAGACGTGGTAGCATATCTTACATCTTATGAAGATGAGATTAAAGATATGAAGAACATTGACAAAACAGAATTACAAGCTTTAATTAAAGAGGGTTATGTTCTTGCAGCTCAGCAACTTAACGAATTAAAAAATAACGGTAAGTATAAAGAATTAGCAAGCATATTGAAAGATCAGTATAGAGTTCCACATATGGAAACTATTATGACTGATTTATCAAAACATAAAGATCAAATAGATAATATCATTACCAATGAGATACAAGCCATGGAGCTATTAGAATCACAAGCTAGTAGTATGGTAAGTACAATTTATAATATTGACACTGTTATTCGCAAGATACTTGCACACATGGAAGATCTTTATAAGAATGGTGATTCTCAAGCTAACTTGCAAAAGATTTCTTATTACAGAAAGCTTACTGACTATTGGGTTAAATACATATCTCAGGTAGAGCAAGCATTTAATGAGCCTGGATCTGGTGTACCTGCTAATTCAAAAATCTTTCAAACAGTTAGTGCTATTACTGCTAACTTTAAAAAGATAGAAAAGATTACAGATGAGGTATATGCTAATGGTGCAAGAGATACATTGTATGCAGAGTTTGAACCTATAAGCAGAGATGTAAAAGAAAGATATACAGAAATAATTGAAAACCTAAAAAGTAAGAATGCTCCTCAAAGAGTAATAGATAGATGGCATACTGAATACTATGGGTTACCACAAGCTGAGTATGCTAGATATAATGAGCTGCGTGAGAAGGTAAGAAAGAAAGAATACATGTCCAATGCTGAAAAGCTTGAGTATGCAAACTTAAGAGTCAGTGCTGCACAAGGACTTGAAATAACACCTGAAAAAATAGAAGACCTTATGAAAGGTCAGCTAGGTGATGCTAACTGGTTCAATGGATTCCTAGAAGGATATATGTATAATAACGATCCTATAGTTGGAGGTCTAGCATTATATGTAAAGAATAGAATGAATGAAGTTATGGTTAATGCACAAGCAAAGCTTAATGACTTCAACAATGATATAATGGGTCTCATCAAAGATTATGGATTTAATTTCCGTAACATTGCTGAGCTAGGAGATAAGGTTCTATTTGAAGATACTCTCCTTATAGAAGAGGAAGGTAAGAAAGTTAAGAAGAAAGTATGGACGTTTTTAAATCCATTTAAGAACTATCGTCATGACTTAAGACTTATGAATGATGAAGTAGATGCTGCAGAGACTGAATTCTCTACAACAGGTACAGACGCATCATTAGTTAAGTTAAGAGATGTTGTTGCAAAACGTAAAGAGTTTCTACGTAAATACTTCCATCAAGAATACAAACCTGCATTCTATGAAAGACAACAACTTTTAGAAAGAGATTCAATTGGTGTAGTTGCATCACATATGCGTGATTCTATTATAGAAAAGATACGTAAGGTAAATGCAACTGCAACTTCTGAAAGTGATCAGTTAGATATTGCAAATCAAATTGACGCTTTATGGCGTGAATACAGACAATTGCATTCATTAACTGATTTATATGGTGAACTAAAACAAGGCAATGATTATCTTATAGCTCAACGTCTAAGAGAATATCGTGATCAATCACGTCAGTTTTATGAGTGGAAAGAAAGACCAGGGGTATTCCAGAAGATTTTATCTAACTATGAAGATGAAATAGCTGGTAAGTATGATAAAGGTTCCCTAGAGTACAAGACTCTTAGAGATGAATGGATTAGAAGAAATACACGTGTTGTTATAAAACCATCCTGGTATACAAGACGTCAAGAAATATTTGCGCGCATTCAAGAAATCATGGATACACTCCCTGATACAGCAGCAAAAAATATAGATTTGGCTCCTCTACATCAAGCAATCATAGATATTAAATCAGGATTTAGAGATGAAGATGGACAACCTAATCCATCAGAAATGACTCCTGAAGCAATAGCTAAAGTTAAACAACTTGAAGAAGAGATTGCTCTAAGAAAAAAACAATACAAGAATTTATCAGGTCTTACTGGTGTTCAGCAAGCACGTCTTACTGAGCTATATAATATACGTGATTCAAGATCACTAACAGCTGCTGAGCAATCTGAATTAAATTCACTCTACGCTGAAAAGCAAAGAGGGTCTCTGTCTAAATTCCAAAGATCAGAACTAGATGGTTTATATCAAGAACTTGAGAGCATGTCTTCTACAGATGCTACAGGTTATTATGTAGATATAGTGAACAACTTTTTACAAAACTTGAACACTGATCTATTATATAAAATGACAGGTTCAAGAATCATTACAGAAACAACAGCACAAAATCTTTTAGATCCACAAGTCATTGATGATTTAAAAAAACAGAGTGCAGAGTTTACAAGATGGTTTGATAAGAATCATATACAAGATGAGTTTAAAGGTGAACCAAAATATAAACGTATATCTGTATGGTCAGTAGTAAGACCATCAGATACCAATGACTATGAGCAGACTGAAATTAAAGATGCTAAAGGAAAGGTAACTGATATTATTGCTGGTTTACCATCTATGAAATTTTATCGTCAAGATGTTAGGCTTGATTATAAAACAGATCAGATTGTAGGAAAAACAATTGATAATAAAGGTAACTGGCTTCCTAAAACACTAGAAGATGGTGCTGCTGATGATAGATACATTAACAAAGATTACTTTGATATAAAGGAAAAAGATCCTAAGCTTTTTGAAATTCTTGAAAAATTAAAAGACTGGCATTTAAAAAGTCAAACTAATCTTGATAATAATTCTAAGCTTTACTTAGATAGTCCAAGATTTACAAAAGAAAAAGGAGCTGTACTAGGATTAGGATTAGAAAGAATTCAAAGTACTAAGATAGATGAGCTAGGACATAAAAAATGGAACGGTATTACATCTTGGGCTAAAGGTGTTAAGGAGTTCTTTAAGGGAACTAGAGATCAAGCAGAATCAGGATTCAATTATAATAATCAAGTTAACATGGTAAAGCTTGATATTTTTGATGATGAAGTAACAAGAATACCTATTTCAGGTTTGTATAATTTAGATTCAGAAGATGTATCTAAGGACATTGTTACAAGTATGATGAGATACATGTATTCTGCTGAACGTCAAAAAGCATTAGTTAAGACTGCTCCATTAGCAAAAGCTATTCAGAAAATTGTCAATGACCCTAACAATACAGCTGATCTTGAAAAGATTAATAAAAGCAACTTTATCAATAGACAAGTTGTAACATACAAGAAAAAGAAAGGATTAAGTGTTAGAGCACAAAACATCAACGCATTTATAGAGCGCGAGTTTGAAGGTGTTAAGATGAAAGGTGCAGGGGCTGACTCTGTTTGGCTAAACAATGTATCTAAAGCTCTCTTTTCTAGAGCATCATTCCAATTCTTTGCATTAAACATTCCTTCTGCACTTAAAAACCACTATGGTGCTAAGTTTCAAACAATGATTGAATCAGCAGCTGGTACTTATATCAATCCAATTACTGCTGGTAAAGGAGAACTGTGGGCTACTAAAGCTATGGGTGATCTAAGCTTTGGTGGTAACCTATATGCTAAAGGTCCTAAAAGTTTAACACAACAGATAGTAGAAATCTTTGATCCATCTCAAGGTAGATTTCAAGAAAAGTTTGGTAGATCTATGACACGTACTGGTACTAAAGATGTTGTTGAAGGTACATGGTTATATAGTACAAGAAAGTGGTTAGAACTACAAGCTGTACTACAGACATTTGGTGGTATGATGTATCATAAGACTATAGATAGAACTATGCCTGATGGTACTGTACAGAAGATTCCTTATATAGAAGCTTTTGAACTAGATGAAAGTAAGAAGATACAACTTAAGTCAGGTATAGATCCTAAGTATGGCTTTACAACTAAAGAAGATGGTAGCATTGAATTAGGTAGAGAATTCAATCATTTTAAAAATAAAATGCAACAAGTAATGAATGCACTCAATGGTGCTTATTCAGAATTTGATCAACCTGAAGCTCAACGTTACATACTATTTAGATTTGTTAGTTACTTACGTAGATACTTTACTCCTATGCTTGTAAACAGATGGGGATTCAAAGGTCCATTATGGGCACCTCAGCCTAGATTAAATCCTGGTCTTGGTGATGCACATATGGGTTACTATATAAGAACTCTTCAAGTACTAAAGAATACAATTAGAGAAGGTGACTTTACACTTAAGTATGCTACTGCTGAAGAGAAAGCTGCATTCATGAGAACAACAGCAGAGATAGTAGGTTTAATTGCTTTTGCTATAGCAATATCTTTATTATTTGGTTGGGATCCAGATGATGATGACAGATATGATAAGCTACGCGCACAGTCAGGACCACTAGATTTCTTTGGTGTAGAAGATGATCCTAATAGACCATTTAATCTTCCAGGGTTTATGAATGTACATACTTTAAATCTACTTATGCAAGTACAGGCAGAGAATGAGCAGTTCATACCTATACCAGGTGTAGGACTTGATAATTATCTTGAACTACTTGACATTAAATCAATTGCATTTGGACCTACAATGGATTCATATTCAGGTATCTTAGATGACTTCATTCACATTATGAAGAATGATGATCAAGCATACTATACACGTGATACTGGTCCTTACTGGTTCCAACAAAAAGGTGGAAGTAAATTAACTGCTAAGCTTGCTAAACTTCTAGGATTTACAGGTAGCTCTCTTGATGGTGCAATGGCTATCCAGAAATTCAGTAACGCACAAGCAATGGCAAGAAGATAACGGCAACAACAGCATATCTTATAAGGCTATATATCAGCCTTCTAAAGAAAAAAAAGGGGGTTATAAAGCCCCCTTCTTCTTTGATAATTTTTCTAGATCTTTCTTTTTTACATTAAGTAAATCTCTAACATTTACACTAAATATTCCAGATTTAAGTGACTTGTCAGTTGTTACTAATGCATATAAAAGATCGCGAGTAACATGGATGACGTTAACCTTGTCACCCATATACTCTGCATTTAATGACTCCGTCTTCATAAGAACTTACTAAGATCAGGTTTGAAGTAAGATGGTCCTTTAAGTATCTTACCATCTTCACGTAATATTGGTTTGCCATCTTTACCTAGCTTGCTCATATTACTTGACTGGATTTCATCAAATATGTCTTCAATTATGTGTTGCAATCCATGCTTAAGTATTGTACCACATAATATGTACATCTGATCACCTAGTGCATCAGCAATACCAACTATATCATTAGCATCACAAGCTTCTAGGTATTCATCATTTTCTTCAGCCATTAGCTTATGTCTGAGTTCAAACTCTTCAAGTGCTATATGCTGAGGCCATTTAGCATTTTTCTGTCCAAATGCTTCATGGAATCTTTCTACTGCATTTAATTGCTTTTTCATAATTAAATTAAATTGTTTACATAATCAATTGGTACTACTACTTCTTGTCCATCATTAGTAACGATGTTGTAGTTTTCTCCATCTTCATAAATCTCAATCTCAACATCATATCCAAAGATATTGTTTACTTCATTTTGTAGTACAGAAATGACTTTAGGATCAGATACTGTTAAGCTTTCTTCATTGTTTTCATAAAGCGCTCTAGCTTCTTCTACTTCTTCAATTTCTTCTTTAGTAAACTCTTCTTCTATAGTAGCTGGTTGATCTTCATTTAACCATCTTACTACTTGATCAAGAGACACATGTTCTTTCTCCTCTACCACAGGTGCTTCAAACGTTACTCCTAGTGGATCAGTATATTCAAGTAATTCATCAGTAGGTGTGAAAGCTTCCTCTTCAGTAACAGGATATTGTACTGCTAGTAAAGATTCTTCTTCTGCTTCAGCATATCTAATATCTTCATCAATTTGATCTGCTTCTAAATCTGCTATTTGATCTAAGATATTAGTTTGAGCTGGGTCTACTGCAATCATTGGTGCTGCAAGCAAAGCCTCCATAAGAGGAGTTGGTACATCAGTGATAATAGGATCAGCAAACATAAGAAAGTTCATCTTGATATAGTTATGAATGAAACCTTGCTGATGTAACCATTGCTTAGGATGTGAAGATTTAATTACCGTAAGCATGTGGCAGTATACAGTCCACAAGCTATCAGAATTAGTAGAATAAACATAACTTGGTTTATTATACTCTTTCTTAATTCCACTAAGCTGCTCAATAGAAATCATATCATAACTAAAATAAAGCTCACCTAGCATCTTAGCTACTTGTTGGCGGTTAACAGTTATGCTCTGCATCTTTTGTTTAGCATTCAGAACTTTTAGATAGTAACCTTCTGCGTTATTAATCTTCTCTTCAATAGTTTCCTTTGCTAGTGTATCTGCATCACCTGTATGCTTACGAATAAAGGTGTTGTCTTCTTTGTCTATAACATAAGAGTTGTTCTCCCATACATAACCACCAATAGCACATTGGAACTTAGTTGATTTATCATATGAGTTAACCCAGTTAAACGACATTAAGAATGTTGGATCTTCTGATCTTTTAATAATATAACTACCGCGTGCAACTTCTAGGTTATTATTAGCACGATACTCTTCTACAACTACTTCAAAGCCTTTAGCAGATAGCATAGCTTTTACTGTATCAATAATGAAACCATGAGAAATTACTGTATAGGTTTCTGTTTTTCTTGGCAGAGTTGTTAATCTTAACTCCCCTGCTGTTACTACTTTTGTTGTTTTTGACATTTTAAAATATTTTTAATTGTGTTTCAAATAAGTGAGGAACAATGTTCATCTGCTCTTTACGTATACATTCTAGATAATACTGATCATTTACATCATACTCATCCCATTCTTTATCTTCTATCTTGTTGAATATGGACTGCATCCATCTACCAGTTTCTAGCTGAATTTCTCTACCATCAGACTTATTAGTCTTTATGATCTTAGATCCTTTCTTGGATATAAAATACCTTATTGTTTTCTGTAGAGGAATCTTCACTGCTTCCTGATCTTGTACTGCATGTTCTATAAACTCCCAGTTACCTTTAATCTTTACACCTGCACAATAGTCTAGTATGCTCCTATTGTTTTTAAGATACTCTTCAGGATGCACATTGTTTAAGAAATAATGATAGATTGCTTTACGTACTATAAGATGACTTTTGTTTTTATGTAGTGGAAGATCTTGAAATTCAAATCTACCTTTACACTTTACAGGTGCATGATAATACTTACCTCCTTCTTCCTTGATTAGGTTATGGTGATTAGTACTATACTTATCATATTCCTCTTTACTGATCTCCTTATAGTTGTTAACAGCAATATAATTATTTACATCACCTATGATCATCTTCTGATACTCATCGTGCTCTAGATTTAGATTAGTAATCTGTTCCCACTCTGCACAGATCTCTAGATATTTATCTTTGAACTGCTCTGGGATCATCATCTCTAGACCATCTGTATTCTGCATTAGCGGGATAGCTCCTGGTATACCTTCTGCTAGCATTTCATATAGCATAGTAAGAGATAGTTGACCATTAATGGTAATACGCATAGTAAGCTCTGGATCATATAGGAAGCTGTCCTTCTCATTACTGAGCCCATAGGTAGCATTAAGAATGATCTTATATACATAATTCTTTGGATCTTTCTTAGGTATCTTCTTTCTTTCATTAAAGAACCACTCATACTGTTCACAAAATGTTTCTTTAGGTAGATGAGCTGGTGCCCACTTATTCCTAATAGCTAGGTTAGGGTAGAAACTAGTAACGTCAGACGTCATAATTATCATACCATCTTTAGCTTCATAGATACCAGCTTTTCTAGCACCATGTAGACCACCTAACGCATAGTCAGTCTCTACTCCTTTGTACTTTACTTTGTGAGTGAATGCGCCCTTGGTGTTCTCAGGATAGACAGTAAGACGTTTGAAAGCTTCATGTAGCTGTTGAAATTCAGGACGCTTGAAGGATATGTATGATAGTAACAAATCCTTGACTAATATACGGTCACGCATAGTACGCATCTTTTTGAGATCATACTTCTTGATACCTGTCTTCTGACTTAAGAACATTAAGAATAGCTCCTTACTGATCTTAGTTTCTGATGCGCTGTATAGATCTATCTTATACTCTTCTGATAATGTTTTGCGTAATCTTATTTGTTCTGTACTACGCTTCATTATTTCTTTAGTACTCCTTACATCGTTTATACAATACTGTACAACCATATCTTGCTCCTCTACAGAAGATATCTTATGCGTATGATGTAACGGCATATCTACTATATTATCCCAGTCCATGCTATACTGTATCCACTTAAGACTGCTGAGCTTGGCTTTATTATCCCAATGGTTTAATCTAAATACATCTATCTGTTTTATCAGTAAATCTTTAGGACTATACTCTAGGAATTCACCCATGTCTTTACGTCTTATAGTATCCTGCGCTACAGAATATAACATACCAGCAATTACTTCACCCTCTAGAAATGCAAGTTCACGTGCGTTTAATAGTATGTATTGTGTTATCTGACTATCGAAGTTTAAACCATTATAGCTTATATGCCACTGGTCATATTTCATATTGTCCTTTAAGAATTCTAATAATTCAAATATATCATTCTTAAATTTACTTATGATAAATACCTTAGTGTCATCTTCTTTATAATCTTCAAACACTGCTACGAAACAAGATCTCATTGTCTCGTAATCATGTACATAATGGGTTCTCATATATAAGTACCTTCAACAGCATGGCCTACAGCAGCCATTAAATCTATAAACTCTTTCAAAGTTTTTTTACCTACACCACTCCAGCATTGAATACCAGTTACACGTATACCAGTAAAAAATTCTAATGTTGGTGGATTATTATCACCTACTAGTACATAGTGTTTATGATATGTAAGTAATACATGTGCAAGCTTACTTGTGATAAGTTTTTTATCATACACTTCTTCTAAGGTAGTAGACAATGTAATATCAGCATTACTTAATTTAGCTCTTTGTAATTCTGATTGTTGTAGTCTATACTGCTCAACTACAGCTAAAGCATTCTTATATTTTCTTTCTGTTATCATACTACAGTTCAGTTAAGCTGTTCCCCCATTTTAGTTGGCAAAAAAAGGAGGGCTGCTTACCCTCCTTCAATTATATTGTAATCTATTGATTACTTTTCTATCTCTGCAATAGATGGCTTATCTGAAACAACCATCTGTGATACATCTTTGCGCGCTGCTTCAATGTACTGAATAAATGGAAAGTCTTTTGAATTTACACCAAAGTCATTTACAAAATCAATGATTTCTTTTTCATCAATGATATAGTATTCTTGGAAAGTATCAATAGTACGACGCTCTTCTTTATAGGTCTTACCATTTTCTCTTTTACCCATCTTCAAGTACATCATGTCACCATTGTCATCTAACTTAGGTACATTATGAAATACTTGTTTTTGTACTTTACCAATAACTGCTAAGAGTCCTGTATTGATATCATACAATGCTTCTGCGTAAGGACAATCATTACTAACTGGAATAAGCTTAAAACTTTTTGCCTCACCCCAGTAGTTGCTCACAACGAGCATGTTTTTTCCGTAATCCATAAAATTATTTTTATTGTTTTAACAAATGTAAAGAATTATCTTCTATCTCCAAAAGAATAGGTTTAGATAGCAAAGTTTCCTGATCAATATCAGGCATGCTACATAGCTCTCCTACTTCCATTAGTAACTCTATATTACAGTTTAATAGTTCTGAATAGAGATCAAAATGTTTATTTGGATAAAGATAACTATCTACATATGCTGAATGTATTGGGTTTGATGAAAAGAAATTAATTACTTTAAATTTAAAATTGCTTGATAGCTCTGAGTACTTACCATGTGCTACTTTATAATAGTCATGGATATGTTCTGAAAAATCAAACACATATGCTACCATATTATCTGGTAATAAGAAGTAGTCATAAAACAACGGATTAGATAAAAGATATTTTTCTTCAAATCTTTTATACTCATCATCACTTCTCTTATGGTAAACGCATACAAGCTTGCAATCTCCAAGCTCATATACATCTAACCACCGCATATATGTTTGAACAGGAACTATACTTATACCTTGTCGTATCTTCAATAAGGGATATAAGAAGAGCTTACTCTTCTGAAAATACTTCCCATATACATTCTCAATGTTCATTGTTTAAAATGTTATAATAAAACTTCGCCTGCTACAAATTTATAAGGTAGAGTGTAGTCTCTATTTGTGTAATGATAATTTGCTTCTACTAATTGCTCATCTAATCTTGTAGTCCACATACTCATAGTAGCATTGCTTACTTTAAATGGGTATACCTGATTGTATTTGTCAATTACAATAAAATTAAATTCTATTCTCCACGTGTTATCTATTACATCCTTTAGGAATAACTTAGCTAATTTTTTATACATGGCAGCCTGCATCCAGTAATTCCAGTATTCTATAGATTCTGGAAAATCTGATAATGACTTATGACTTGTCTTAAGGTCATTGATTATAATTAATTTACGTTCAACATCAACTACCATGTTATCTATAATACCTTTAATTCCAAATGGCATGCCTTCTAGGTCACCATTTATTTCAAGTTCATTATAGATACCAAATGCTTCATTATCATGTGTTCTGTCTAACCCTAGTAGAGTTACAACTGTTTGGTTTGATTTAATTGCATCTGCTGCTCTGGTACATCTGTCTAATGTATCTTGGTCTATGATATCTTTATTACCTTTTACTTTTAGAAATTCAAAATACTTACTTGCTTGATCTGTAACAATTTTTTCAAATCTTTTTTCATCTGCAGTTTTTTGTATCCCATCTTTGTCTGGCTTCTTATCATCTACAAACTTCTGATATAAGTTGATTTGCTTAAGTACTGTTTGTATTATGTTATTATAAGAACTAAACTCTTTGTCTTCATTCTTATCAATAACTTCATACACGATGTCTACGACATCCTTTACTCCTGCTGTAGGAAGATCTCCTGATGCAAGAATAAATTTATCTCCAAATTGTGCACTGTCAAGTACTAAATAATGAATAAGCTTTCCATCAATAAGATGCGCATCAGTTCTCTGCTGCTTATTTCCTAAAACATATTCATTATAAAATATTGATGGTGCGTATAGCAGCCTATTAAGACTGCTATAGCTGAACCAAAAGGGTCTGTTATAAAATTCAGACTCCAACATTAATTTTTCATTCAAACTCGTCATACTCTACATCTGTGTTAGCTACTAATCTTGAATTGCAATATTTACCTATGTATTGACTATTTGTATCTGCATACATTTTTAGTATTTTATTCATAGCTTCTTGAGTTAGTTTACCATACTCTTTTAAGAATGATGAAATATAATCTACATCAGAGTTTCTTATTCTACCGTGTAGATGTCTTAAATCTAATCCGTAAAATAACATGAAGTTTTGAAAGTTTCTATGACTTGATTCTTTTGCCTGACTTATCTTAGCAAGATTATTGATAAGTAAAAAGTAGTTATTAAGGATGCTTTCTTCAAAGTTTGAATTGGCCATAATCTCCATTGCTAACACTATGTTATCATTATCTTTGCTGTCAAACATGCCTTGAAGATCTTTCATCTTCTCATCTGTTATAACAATAGAGTCTTTGTTAACTAAATCAATAAGATCGTCTTGATGTCTTAATTTGGAAAGGAGACTTGGATGTTTCAAAGATATGAAATTTTTTGTTGTATAAAAAGACATCCATAACCATTTTCCATATTGTTCTTTCCATTGCCCTCTTAATTTATCAATTACATCATGATCAATAAGTATATCATATGACGTTGATAAAAGTGCAATTTCATTCAGCTTACTATCTAATTCAGTAGAAAAGTTTTTAACTTGATCAAATCTATGCAAATCATCATTTATTCTATAGTAACTCTTATATGTAACTTCTGCATTAGACAAGCTATCTGATGATTTGTTTTTCTTAACAGGGCCCATAAATATGTAGTCTGCTTTTTCACTTGATCTTGTAGACTTTACATTTAAAGCTTCTGTTGTTGCTTTTAATTTGAACCTTGGTATTGATACATCTGGTAAATAAAAGTATGTCTTTCCTTCTTCAAATTTAAAGTCTGCTTTACTTGCTTGAGCTAAAGCATCTACATGTTCAATTAAATACGCTAATTCATAAACCAATCCTCCTGGAGCATGTTCATGAAATTTTAAAATAACTCTTTTCTTTAACATAATTACTTTGTTATAAGATCATTAACTTCAGGTACAAGAACTAACTTTTGAAACTTAGCTTTGTTACCTCCTACTAACTTCTTGGCAATGATATACTTAAGATCATAATTAAATGCTGCTTCGTGTTTAATTATTTCTGTAATTCTATCTATAACTTTTTGATCAATAGGATTCTTCTCTGCATAGTATAAACCAAAGTTTGTTATACGACTAGTCAATAGACTTGCTATGTCAGCTCTGTATCCGCTATAATCATTTGTTATATTGGTGATTTCTTCAATAACTGTTTTAGTATCTCCTTCTAATAGCATTCGTTTAGGTGTGATAAGCTTATCTAATTTGTTTGCAATAAACTGCGTAAACAAACTTGCTACTTCTGTACCTACAGAACCTTCTCCTATTTGTTGGATTAATCCTAGTTGTTCTTCAAACTTTGGGATAGAACTAATTGCATTAAAGAATGTAGTAATGGATCTTGGATTAACTCTTTCATTAACTACCTCTGGATGCATTAATAAGAAGTTGATACATCTGCCATCAATGTTATTAGCTTCTGCCCACTCTGCCCATCTATCTACGTCAAACTTAAATTCAACACTAACAAATCTGGTTCTTTGTGCAACATCAATACTATTTACCATATAGTTACCATCGTCAGGGTTAGCTGTTAATAGTATATGCCAGTCTTTAGGCAGCTTCCATGATATGTATTCTTGACGGTCTACTAGTTCCATTACTGCTTGAATAAATCTTACATCTGCTCTGTTCCAGTCATCTAGTAATAAGATACCACCACCTATTTTATCTGCAATCCATTCTGGTGGACAGTATGACATTCTTTTTTGACCAGTGAATTTATATCCTTGTCTACTGTATTCTTCTACTGCATGCTCATCAATCCACTGATGTACTTTTAATCCAGATTCAGCTTCCTTAAGCATCTTAAATTGTCTAATAGGAAAGCCTACAAGGTCACCTAGTTCTTCTATCTGAGCTAAATTCAGCTTTACAAAGTTTAACTTTTCATCTGTTGCTAACTGAATTACACTACTTGTTTTACCTAAACCTGATTCACCAATAATCTCTACTGCTACAGGGTTCTTACCCTCCGCTTGTATATGACGATTATTGCTAATCATGTGCATTAAAAAACTTTTTAATTCATTACTGTCTAATCTTACGCTATTACTTTTCATAATTCTAATTTAATTTTTTCTCCAGGGAGATCATCATTCATTTCACTTTCACTACTTAACACCCATAGGATGTTTCCTTTTGCATTAATTGGAGGACTACATTCACCATCTGTAAAGTATATTAAACAGCTTATCTCATTGAAGTGCTCGTTATAATAGTCTATTACAGGTTGAAAATCTGTTCCTCCTCTACCATGTATAGCATAATCTTCACCTGGTTTGTATTTACCTACATGAGATATAGCTGTATCACACTGTACTATAGTAACATCATTACCTGTTTTATTTAGGTGATGTATCTCGTATAGAAATTCTTGGAGCTCTTCTTTCTTTACAGATCCTGATGTATCTATACCTACTAATATGTGTTTCTTTTGTTTGATTTTAAGACCTGGATTGTCTTCATATCTTTTGCTAAACTTCCTTCTGGACTTTTTTGTATAAACCTTAATAGATTTACCAGCAAATCTTCTGACATGTGATTTCCAATCAAACTTAGGTTCAGGTATTTCTAGTAGCTTTTGAAGTATATCTTTAAATTCTCCTGGTACACTACCGTGTGATTTCTCTACAGTTTCTGCAATATTCTTAAGTATACCTGATACCTGATCTCTAATAACACGTTGTGAACCTTCATCTAAAGAATCCATTTCATCCCAATCATGCTCTGATAACTGAACTACTGTACCATCAGGTAATGTAACTGATGTATCTCCATTCTCAATAGCTTTCTTAAGGCACTCTTGTACCTCATCCTTCAACTCCTTGAGCTTATCATAATAATATTTAGTACCTTTCTTTTCCTCTAATTTTAATTCAGGAAATGTTGAAAGTCCCATAGCGCCTTCTGGCAGCCACGTAGGATCAATGTACTGGTTGATCTCTATATCCATTGCAATATTTGCTAACTTATGATCTGTTAGATGTTTATAATCTGTTAGATGGAATAAGGCAATATGCATTAACTCATGCTTAAGTATACCTTTCTTTTGTAAAGGTGTCAACTTCTCCCAAAATGTTGGGCTTATCTTTAAACCAAAAGAGATACCTGATACTCCTACACATGCAGTAGATACCTTTTCATCCCATTGTTTATTTAATGATACTAGAAATAGACCGTAAAAAGGTTCACTAAACATCAGTTCTTTAGTAGCTTTAGCTAAGCTTTCCTGATGTATGTTCATATGTATTAATAGTTTAACAATAATCTTTTCATTGAACTTACAGCACTTGCTTTATAAACTAAATGTTCAAGTGTTTGTAAATCTTTAATGCTGATACAATTTATATTAACTTTAACTGCCTCACTTGCAAAATCAGTAGATGGAAATAATAACTGTATCATATAATTATCATCTATACCATAATTTTTGCTTAAAAACAGAATTACGTTTAAATGAAATTTACTTATGTACTTTTGATTATTTGCATCAATACAATCCCATCCGTTTTCCAATAAATTTTCATGTGTTATCTTCATCTTACTTTAGATTTAATATTTAATTCTTTAAGAATATCAATCATTTTTCTGTCTACATATTTTGCTACTTTGTGTTTTGATTTTGCTACAAACATTTCTTCTATTTCAGATAATATAAGATACTGTGCACGTAATTCAATTACTCTTAGTGGATCCATACTACTTTGATTTATAAAATTTACCTAATATATTGGAGTTCAAATACATATCATAATCTAATACATCATTACAGAATAGATGCTTAGCTTCTTGATAAGTTAGCTCTGTAGGACTGTAACATATCATCAGTATTTTTCTACGTATTTTAACTCCATCTTTATGCGCTTTCTTAAGCACTTCATTGCTACTGTAATACTTCTGATAAACAGTTTTTCTTACACGCTTGTATGTCTTAAGGCGTTTATCTGTTTGCTGAGCTAATACTTTTTTACCCAGCTTTGTTTTAACATCTGAGTAAAAGTTTTTCTTTCCAATATATATACGAGATTTTCCATCTATAACTGCTGTCATTTCATATACAAAACCTACAGCTCCTTCAGGTATCATGTCTTCAGTAAATTCTATATTGTTATAGATCCAACTGTCAAAATAACTACTCATGCTTCAAACTTTTTGGTGTTAATACTTTCTTTAATATAGGATGTAATACAATCTTTACATTGCTCATTCCATAATCTCTAATTGAATCTGATAGATCTTTACTCATCTGTAGATGAATTGATTCTATACCGTAGTCATCTTTGTATTTCTGCATAGATTTCATACCTGCTACATCATCATCAAACATTGTACATACTGTAGTATATCTTTCAAGGTACGCACTCATTATTTCTTTTGGAATTCTAGAGTTCTCGCTATCTGGTGCTACTGCATCAATGTTGTTGAACTTCATTGCTTTCAATGCCATTACATCTTTTAATGAACTGCATATGACTAGATACTTATTTGTTTCTGTTAATTGATCTGATCCTTGTATATAATCATTTACCTTAATGAACTTCTTATTCTTCTGCATAGGCTGATATACCTTGCAGAGATCTCCTTGTTTATTAAAGTAACCATATACATTTAGTCTAGCTATCTTTATTACTTCCTCTTTACCATCTGAATATTGTCTGCACATTGTATACTCCTGTAGAGGAACTACTCCATAGTGCTTTAATACATCAGATCCTATACCAAATTGCAACCAATATGCTGCATCAATATTATTCCAACCACGCGTTACAAATTCTGTAATCTTATATTTTGGTGTAGGAATTATATGCTTTCTTATTTGGTCATCATTTGATAAATCTCCTTTACTAAGATATAGATTATAATCATCCATAATTTTACTACATGCACTAGCATATGATATGTTAAACATATCTGATACTAATCCTGCACCATTACCTGATTTATCTGTAGAGAAATCTTTGTACTTGTACATCTTATCTGCATCAGAATAATAGATGCACATTGAAGGAGTTTTTTCTGCTTTAAATATGGAATGTATCTTGATAGACTGACCTGTAAGCTTTTCATTTAAGTTCAAATAACTTTCAAATATCCAGTTACTTGGAACATCTTCAATAAAAAATACTGCGGGGTTTGACTTTAGCATAGTATGGAAATAAAAAAGGGGGACATCATATCCCCCTTCAATATTAGTTAATTATTAGATATCAAATCCAGCATCTAAATCAAATGGCATTTCATCACCATCTTTATCAAACTTTGTTATAGATTCAAATGCTGCATCATCTGGTTGATCATCAGCTTTAAATTCAGATACAGGCTCTGGATTTACTTTCTTCCAATGTTTATCAGCATCAAACTTTACAACAGTTTTCTGACTTGTAAGTGCTTTATATCCGTTATGATACTTACCATCTACTTTCTCATATGGTGCAATTGCTAATGGTTTTTTTACTTTACCATCTTTACCCATGTATTCTTTAACTGCAATACATACTTCAAGATACTTATCTTTAAAAGGAGCAGCTTCATTGAAAGCATCTACCCATTCATGGATAGTACCATACTTACCATGTGCATCTTTAAACCACTGAACGCAATCAAACTCTGTGCATAGTCTAAGAAGCTCCTCTAAGATAGCTCTGTCTCTTACAACTGGTACATTCTTTTTAGCGTTGTATCCATCTTTAAATGCAAATGCGCTTGTTCTTACATTACCAATAAGCCCTTCATACTTAGGCCCATCAGGATTGTTTTCATCTACTGGATAACCTTCAAAGTCAGGAGATGGTTTTGCACTTTCCATTTTCATAACTAGAAATAGACCCTTTTCTTCAGGAGCAAATGGTTGATCCCATAGCTCAAATCTATGCACTTTAACTTTATAGTTACCTGGATTCAATCCTTTATAACCACCACCGTTGTTATTACTGTTATTACTACCTGATCCAGGTATAGTAATGTCTAATGTACTTAATCCCATTGTTTTAAATTGTTTGTTTAGTCAATATATACTTTGTCCCAATGAGCAACATACTGCCCATCTTTTAATTCAGAGATAACCATCTCTTGATTTCTTAAATGTACTGGTCTTGCACCACATGCTACCTCATCATTAGTTTTAAAGGTAAGAACATTGTCTTTGCCTTTTCTATATAGATAACCAATAGCATCTGATTGAGAGGATACAATTCTTTTAATCTTACCTGTTAGATCAAGATCCATAGAGCTTACCTCTACTCCTGACTTCTCTAGCTGAGTATCCTTTACGTGACCTAAAAGAATAATTCTAGGTGCTAACGTTTTGATATACTCAATTTGATTAACAATTGCTTCTCTAAGGTAACCATAGCCCTGACCATTAGGTAAATTAAGAACGCTACCATATTTGGATTTTTGAGACTCCTTATAGTTAATAGAGCCATCTGCATTTTTCTTAACCCAGTTAACACCCATTGATGTTCCCATGTACATCTTTTCTGCATCAACAGTACACATAGCTTCTAATGCAGTGATTGTATCAACAGCAATATAATCATATGGTTTACCTGCTTCAATAATTGCTTGACCTATCTCTTTTATCTCTGCTGTAGAAGAAGCTTTAAGTTTCATAGCATCTACATAGTCAGTACCTGATTCTAAATCTAGTATCAAACAATTAGGTAACTCTGCTAACAGACTTGTCTTACCTACCTTTGGCTTAGAAAATATAATTAAATTTTTTGGACTTTTTGTTTCAGCAGATACTTTTGCTGTTGGAAGAACTATCTTACTCATTTATTTACTATTTCATTTAACCATTTCTTTCTACTTACAGGTCTCTTTAATAAGATAGCTGCAAGATCTCTAATTGTCATCTGCTCTATAAGCGGATCTTCATTTGGATTGGGAATAGCATTCTCAATATCAAATTTACTTACATCTATACCAACTACATCGTCAATATATTTTTCATCGATAAGTTCTAACTCATCTACAGGAACAATGAATCTTATATGTCCTGTTTCATGATGTGGCTCAGATCTTTTATACTCAGTAGCATAATATGGATTATATGCCCATTTCCATAATCTGTTTTTAGCATCTTCAGAATCATACCCTTTGCTTACAAAATGCGTATAGATATCTTTCCCTTTGGCAAAATCTTGCTCAAAGAAAGACACTACTTGCTCCTTCTCTCCTATTGGAATGTAACATATCCGTGGTATAAATAACGGATTAGTTAATTTCAATTTGTCAAAAGTTGGTTGGTGCAAAGCTTTTAATTCATCAATCTTTTCTTTTGCTGTTTTTTCATGTACCATTTTTAACTAATTAAGTTTTACTTCTTTTTACTGCTGTGTATCTTGGAGGTGTATCCATCTCCTCAATCTCCATTGTCTTGTATTTTGCTCTAAAAAAGCTCATTCGCGTATCACCATTTCTGCACTTTATAAAATGAAAAACTAAAACGGAATCATCTTCTATGATGTATTTATCAGGGCCATAGTAGTTGATAAATTTCATCTTGGGTCTGTTGATTCCTATAACTAAATCTGCATGTTGTAGTAAAGCATCTGCTCCAAATAAATCTGATTCAAGAATGTAGTTTCCATACTTTCCATCTTCATTTCTTTCTGGAGATTCAACTGATCTGTTTAATTGACTTAAGATTATAAATATGATTGGGTACTTTCTTTTAAGCTTTGTACATGTCTCTCCTAGTTGATAGAGTAGCTCTTGTTTATTAGAACCTTTAATTAAAATAGAGTGGTCAAGAGTGATAACTGTATTACAGTATATCTTAACTCCATCTTCTACTACTGCACTTGATTCTAAATAGCTTGTAACTGTAGCTTCAAATTGATCTATACTTGGTGGTGTTTCTACTTCATCTACAGGTAGCTTAGATGCCTCTATAGCATAGTCTTTACATTTCTCAAAGTCAATTGCTGATAGAGGCCCATCTTCTTTCTTATCAGCATTACATAGATAACGGTAAGACTTCTTTGCTACACTTGTAAATTCTCTTAGTCTTGATTTTTCTGATACCATTTCAAGAGTAAACTCAAGTACCTTAATACTTTGTCCTTTGTTTAATCTGAAACCTTCACGTATGATTTGATCTTTGATAAGTGTCTTGCCTGTGCCTGGTCTTCCTCCTATTACAACTAAGGAGTTCCATTCTATACCATCAACACCTGCTTCATTTACCTTTTCCCATGGAGTTCTGTATGTTTTTACAGTACCCTCCATTCTTCCTTTCATATATTTTAGGGCGGATATGTACCCTTCTCGCCTTGATTTCCAAGGCAATGCTCTCTCTTTATCTGACATTATTTATCTGGTTAATTAGAAGTAAATATAATATATTTTTTTGACTTAAACAACTTTAACTGAGTAATGATTTTGTTGTTCATCTTCTCCTGATAATACTATGTCACAGTAGTTTGCAAGGTCTGAAGACCAGCTCTTATCTGTATCTTGTTTGCGTATAAAATACTGAGCAGTTCTCATGTATTTGAAACCTTGCATTTCAAAATCATAGATATACTTTTCTGTTGCTTCAAAGATAACATCCCATGAATAATCAAAATTATCAAAGAACCATTTGAAAGCATTCTTTAGATTCTTTACATTACTCCTAGCATATTTGCCTGTAGGGAGTTTTATTGCAGGAAAGATGTCATTATAGTCAGCAATCATCTGCTCATAATCATCTCCAAGCTTTTGCTTAGCAGCATTCTTGGCCTGAGTTACAAACAGATCTTCTACTTTTCTAATTAACTTCTTTGCTTTATCTGTCATAATTAACTTATCATCTTTAGTGACTATGACATATTCTTCATGTACCAGTGCATTAAGTTCTAGCGCTACATTAATCTTCTTGCTTTGGATATTGTCTTGTATACATGCAAGTAAGTAGTATTGATTAGGACTTAATCCTTTAGAGGCAATGATATCAAATACTTCTTTATGTGCTAGCATCAGTTATCTTTTATACGCATGAAATAATGTGTTGGTAAAGTCCTTGTGTTATGATGCATCTCAAATTCATTTGTTGTCATAGCCCACCCAATTTCTTTAGCAACATCTATAAAATTATCTATAGGTACGTTGTTAGCTGTAAATCCATTCTCCTCACAATATTCCTGGAATCTGTGATCATTTTCAACTAAGTAAATCTTTTCTTTCTTTCTTACCATTTTATGTTGTAGTTATAATTTTCTTTGATAATCTTATCTGTATTCTTGAAGACACCATTACTGTACCACTCACCTTGTGAATAGGCGGCAGATGCTGGGTGAGAACATGTAAAAATATAGTTGTCTTCTTGATTGATATGACTACGCCATGATTGCGCAACCTTACCCATAAAGATATAAACTAATCCCTTTTGTTCATTCAACACTTCAAATAAATATTTCATAAAAGGTTCCCATAGTGCTGCATGTGCTCCTGGTGTACCTATTGTAGTAGTAAGAGCTGTATTTAGCATTAATATACCTTGATTAGCCCAGTCCTTTAGATTATATGTATGAAAGTGTTCTATTCCTTCAGCATCTAAAGCTTTATGTATTGATCTTAAACTTGGCTGTACCTGAGATGGATGCTCTGTTTTACTACAACTGAAAGCTATACCGTCAGCTACTCCTTCTTTAGGATATGGATCTTGCCCTACTATAACTACCTTAAGTTCATCATAAGGACATTCTTCAAAAGCTTTAAACAAATGTTTAATTGTTGGCGTAAACTTCTTACCTGCATTAGATTCAATCATTAATCTTTCAAGGATCTTATAAAAGTCATCGCTCAACACAAACATCTTAAGTTTGTTTCCCCATCCTGATGGCTTAATTGCATCATGTAATTTTAACTGTACTTCTTTTAACTTCTCATTCATAAATATTGTATATTTGTTTAAACTTTTTTATATGTCAGATAAATTACCACCATTAGAAATCTTCCCTGTAGAGGAAATAGTATCCATCAAAATTTCTGGTGGCTTTTATGTAAGGCTGTCACAGCTTTTATCAGATCACATCTCTACAAGAAGTCATGCTGAGATTGCTCAGATATTTGCTGACATTGCTACACGTGAGCCAAAAGATTCTTTTGAGTATCACTTGCTAACTCTGACTGTATTGATTAAAGAAATTGAATCTGTAGTTAGAGCTGAAAATAAATTTGAGATTGTTGATCCTGCTACTTTCCAAACACCTGACGTAGATTCAGATTTAGATAATCCCCAATCTCAACAGCAGCCTGAATCGCAAGATTAAGCTCTTCTATGCTGCAATCACCAAATGATTTGCAATGACCTTCCCAGCATAGCCCTGCTTTCTCTTTAACTATATTCTGCATTTCTTCAAAAGAATCTCCTGATTCATTTGCTAATTCACGTATAGATACCTTAAGTTTAGATATCTGTGCATACGTGCCATTATCTACATGTGCATCAAAAAAGACATCCACTGTCTGTCCTTCTTCTAATGCTTCCATAAATATTTTGTATAGAGACGCATCACTTGCATCTTTATGTATAAGCCTACCATTCTCTTTAGTAAGCTTAATGTTTAATACACCTTTTTTTTGTTTCATATAGCTCTTTCTAAATCTGCCTCCTCTTTGATAGCTTCTTGTTCTGCTAACGGCCTGAACCTAGAGGCTTTAAAATATTCATATGGAAAAAAAGAATCAATCTCAGCTAATCTATAGCCTTGGATTGATTGTAACTGTAAGTATGCAATTTCTGTTACAGTGTATACCTGACCCTCTACCACTCTTCTAGAGCTAGGTAACTGGTCAGGCATGCCTGTAGCATCAACGCACACAACTTTAAATGGTATCATTGCGTTTAATTCTTGGTCTTTTTTCTTTCTTCTCTATAACTATCTTGGCATATCTATTCTTATCTGTGCAATCTTCACATTCAATTTGTTTTTTAGCTGCGTTGTAATGCGCGCCACATGTGTTGCATATTTTAAGATAGTAGCCTGTAGAGAATGTAGATGATAGTAAAACAAAATCTATGGGTTGATCAGTATTAACCAACTTAGATTTCATTGCTGAATTCCATTGGTTAAACTTTAGCTTATGTAATTTACCTTGGTCTGTTTGAATAAATAAGTGAGCTAGGAACATATCATCTGTCATAGAACACTCCATGTTCTTACCTAACACATAATAGTTACCTTGCATCGTAATATGATCTACTGTTACTAAATCTATAATCTTGTTTGCTGAGCATAAAACAGCTACCATACCTGACCATATATCTGAGGTCTTTACAGGTATTGTAATTATCTTACCTGTCTCTGTCATCATTCTACTATTTTGGTTACTAATCCTACGTTTTCAAATAAAAACGCCATCTCTTCTATTGTATCAAGATCTCCTGATTTAATAGCATAGCTGCCTCTACCATTAACTATAGTAGCACACTGTTCTGCTTGATCAGGTTTATGCTCACAAAATTTTATAATACATGCCGTTAAGAACGTAGTATCACATCCTTTTGTCTTATACAATATTAGTTCAGCCATACTATTTTATCTTTATCAAAACTTTCAATGGCACTCCTAACCCATTGCTCATCAACTGTATCACGATAGCATAGAATGTGTATACCAGCTGTATCATCAGGATTAAGTCTTAACATCCTTCCTAACTTCTGAGATGTCTTCCTATTGTTAGAATAAGCATGCATGATTATCCCTGATCTAAGATTAGGTATGTTTACACCTTCGCTTAGTTGTTCTACTGCTGATAATAGTTCTATCTCATTATTCTTGAACAGCTCAAGATTCTCTGCTGATTTAGGATTACTGCTATGATAACTATGTGGTGCTAATCTATCTGCTTGTTCTTGTGTATTAGCAAACAGTATTGTTTTAGTCTTACGTCTAGCAAGAAGCTCTAATACTTTTTCTTCTTTGCTTTTGTAACCCATCATAGCTTTCATACGCATTACACGTAGTATCTGCAGATCTTTTTGTTTAAAACTACTATTGATCTTATTAGTCCAGTATTCATAGTTCTGTTGTTCAGATATTAGCCAGCTACCCTTAGCACTTGTTACGCGTATAGTTCTAGCATCATCTAAATCTACCATATGAACATAGATTCTATAATCATTTAGTATGTTAGCTTCAATAGCATCATCTGTCTTATATACATATACTTTAGGGCAGAATAGATTACACATCTCTCCTTTTTCTCCTGATCTATATTTTGGATATGTACCAGTTAATCCTATTATGGTAATGTTTTTGTGCTCAGCTCTTCTTAGATATGTAGTATGATTGTATTTCAAACTATGACACTCATCTAAATAGATTGCTTCATAGTCATGACTACACTTCTCCAACGATCTGTATGTTGTAAAGGTGATATGATTTAATAGATGATCTAGATTATGCTTCTTAGCATCTGATTTCCAACTGTCATATATTGATACCTTTGGTGCTACAACTAAAAATTTTATATCTCCTTCACTAAATGCTAGCAAGCTATCCATATGTCTAAGACCTAATAAAGTCTTACCTACACCCATTGATATCTCAACGCCTGCCTTACTTAATGGAAGTATCTTACTTAATGCATCTTTTTGTATTTTACTTTTTGATGTACTCATTGTATTTTAAGATTATACTTGTTGTTTAAATATGGAATAACTCTATTGAATAGATTAGTCATCTCGCGATCTTTAACTTCTAGTCTTTGAGTTACCATTTTTCTACCATGTATTACAATAGAATGATCTCTTTTTCCTTTTATGAATTGGCTTACCTGGTTATAGCTGTGTCCTATAGCATAGCATACATAGTAAAATAAATATCTGTAAGTTACTAATTCTGCTATTCTGTATTTAGTTCTAATACCTAACTCTGCTACATTTACAATGGTTCTTCTGTCTCTATTCTTATAGTTCATTCCATCTGGATAATCTACTTTTAAGAATGCATTGAACTCATCTAGCAAACATTGCATTGGTATTTTAGGTGTCTCAGCCGTAGGCTTATCTAATGAATAGTTTACTACAACGTATACTCCAAATCTATTATAGAAATCATTTGTAAAATCTGCAATAATTTCTTCTGCTTCTATCCATTCTTGTGAGATATCGACCATTTTTCTATTAGTTGTTTTAATATTCTAACATCTTCAATGTCAGTTATTCTACCTGATAGGTCTATGTCACTATATGCATACCAGCCATTTTTGGCTTCATCATTAGCGCATGTGATAATTGATGTGTCTATTGCTAGCTCATAGGCATAGTAATAGTAATCATCTTTATTACCACTTTCTTCTTTATCTACATATACTTTTTCAAATCCTTCATTGATTAATTCTTCTTCCGTCATATACTAATCTTCAAAAATATCATCTTCACGCATTAAAAAATAAAACGCTACAACTATTACGACTAATAGTATTCCTACTGGTAGTGACATATTATTCTCCTTTCTCTTTAAATTTAGGTCCTGCACCTAAATACATTGCTACTTCAAAATCGCGCTTTAGTTTAGGTGATTTGATCTTATATAAGCTTATTGTATCCTTGAGTATCTTAACAAATAGTTCTTCATCAATACTATACGCCATATAATCAATTACTTTCTGTCCCATCTCATTTGTTGGTGCATCTTCCATTAACTGATCAAAGCTAGCAGGAGGCTCTGAGTTTGCGTAGAGCTCCCTATAACAATGCATAACTGCTTTATCTAAATTCTTCATAGCAGTATTGTTACTATAGCAAGTATTGCCATTGATGCTGCAATTATACCAACTCCTAGTCCTACTAAGAATCCTTCATAATATCTATTCTTCTCCATATGTGTAATGTATTATAACAACAAAGATAAGATCAATTGTTGTTGTGAATAATAATTTTAAGCTTATCAGTGTATTCAGGATCTTCTGCATAATTATCTGCAAGATACTGAAAATACTCTTTTTTACTTGTAATATGTTTCATGTATGTAGTTTGAAAGAAGGCATAATCAAGTACACAATCTTCCCATGTTTGAAAATATGCATGCCCATGGAGCTCACCTTGATGTGTTGTTGGTCTCCTTCTTGCGCACTTCATACCAAACATATTATTGTTCTCTAAAAAAATTCTTGATCTAAAATTTCCTGACTCTAGTAGTGCTTGTGCAAATACAATGTCTGCAAATCTTATGTTCAATTCATCAATTAGTAATTTCAGATTCTCTTTGCTGAATGACTGATGTTCTTTAATTATGATTGGTTCAGACTCTACATATTGTACTGTCTTGTTTACTTCGGGTTTGCTACATGAGCCCACCATATACATTATAATTCCTACTGCTGTTGAAAAGAAAAGGAGACTACTATAGAATCTCCTTTGACTTACATACTTAATTCTATTCATTAATAATCGTATAGGTTATCGTAATATTTACGTTGATCATAAGTTAGTGTTGTATCATTGACAAGATCTTTAGGATCATCATAGTTGTGTTGAATGACTTCAACTTCTTCTATAGGTACAACAACTTCTTTCTTTTGATATGTCATTGCTAATTTTATAATTAACAATCCAAACAGAGTTAAGAATACACCAAACATTATAACTTCTACAAAATGTTCTTTGAACTTTTTCATGCCTTAATGTTTTTTAAGATATTCAAAGTATAGAGAATCTTGATGTCTGTATCTATCTAACTTTTTTAAGAACTCTTCATTAGACTTTCTAGCTGCTTCAGCTTTGTTTCTTTCATTTATAATAGCAAATACTACTACAAGTACTACTGCTACTATACTGCTGATGATAATTTTCTTTTTCATTCTTTATCTTTCTTAAGTAGTAACATAATAATAAGTACTAACTCCATAAAGGCGATAGTGTAATTGCCTCTGTGTACAAAATACGCACCTGATAATACTACCAGGATAAAATACATTTTATCACTAAATAAATAATTCAATAACTTTTTCATTCTTCTTCTTTCTTTGGTTTATAAATATGATACTCGCATTTACCTGTTTTATCAGGCTTAAAATCACCATATGCTTGTTGGTACTTACTTGGTACAGCTGTGAATCTATAACATGTCTTCTTCTGAAGACAGTTTTCATTCTTACACATACTTATATCTGGCATATTACTCTAATTTTAATTCAACAATCTCTATTAACTTTTCAATACAAGCAAGTTCTGCCTCTTCATAAGTATAAAAATCTTCATCATATAATTTACCTAAAGATTCTCCAGGTTTAGTTATATGCCACTGCCAAGATTCTTGACTAATAGATGTAATAGTAGAATGTAATTCATACTTCTCTCTAAACCATCTAAATGCTGATTGCCAAGTTGGTACTTGTATAAGACCATGGTTATTACCCATATCTCTAGATGCCATACAAGGTTCATCAAATCCAAGTTGCTTCATTCTTAAAGCTAACTCATAAGGTACAAATTCTTTTTCCATCTTACTCTGATTTAAAGGTTTTATATTTTCTTGATTGTAAAATACGTCTGCTAATTGCTGACCTACTTCAAATAAATACTTTTTCATCTTACTCTGATTTAAAGGTTTCGTTGTAGTATTGTTCTGCTGTTCTATTTACTCTGTCAAAGAAATCTGCTCCAAATATATCTCCTTGAGTAAATGCTGTCATTATCTGCTCTTTCTCCATTTCTTTGGCTTGTTGAATAATAGCTTCTCTATCTGTTTTATCAGCAAATTTCCATTTAGCTGTATTGACCTGTTCTTCTAACCATTCTACTGCTGTTTTCATAGCTCTATTTTTAGTCAGTTAAAAAATACTTATAACATACGTCATCATAGATTACAGTAAAGAGACTAAGTTCTTTACCAAAATATAAAGATACAATAACGTTACGTCTCTGTTCGTCAAAGGCTTTCCATGTAGCTGCTAATTCATCATTATGAATTGTTTCATAAGTATAATAAATTGATTTAGCTACATCATTTGCTATGATGACATCTCCTTGTAATAGAAACTTTACATCACAAGTTCTTACTTCATCGTACACAAACTCCTCTAGGTACTCATTCCAGTGTCCTACTTGTAATGCATAACTTTCTATTGATTCTTGTGCTGTTGTTATTAATGATATCAACAAGCATAGTATTAATAATAATTTTTTCATGATTTGCGTTGGTCTAAATAGTCTATAATAAATCCTGTAGCTACAATTAGGTTCATACCTAATGACGCTAATACTTCTGTTATATCTTCATAGATATGTACAGATAAATGTACATGCCCTACCATCCAGAATGGAATAGATAGGTTCTGTGATACCCATACCACTAGATACTTTATGAAGTTTTTAATCTCCTTCTTCATTGTTGGTGTAATACCATGTTATATCAGGGATTAGGTGATGACCCATGTTCTTCTTGACTTTTGTCATAAAGATCAACTGATCCTTTCCTATCTGCGCTAATCTCCTGTTTCTCTGCTCTTTTAGTTTCTTCTTCATCTCTAAAATAATCATTAAGTGTGTAACCTACTGGTACTTGACCATCAAACTTTTGCATGATGTCAAATACTACTCTGCCCATTTTACTCATAACGGCTGTGATTTAAATTGTAAAAAAAAGATATATAGCTTGTGATGATAGTAACCAAAGCTACTAAGACCACAAGCTATTCTATCTACAGTTATTTGAACTCAGTCATTACAACTTTGTTCACGATATGAGATACATCTTTTACAAGAGTATTAAGATCGTCTACTACCTTGTGATAAGTATACAAGCCATCTACTGCGATGTACTCAATACCTATACCTACGGTGATAAACTCATCACGTCTAGCTCTCTCAAGGATCTTCTTCATGTCTTCTACATCCTCATCACTACCATAGCAATCACCTGAAGGTGAGCCATCAGATAGACATATAAAGATTATCCTATCGTCAGATACCTCTCTAATCTTCTTATGTATAGCTTCAATGACAGGACCATCATAGTTTTGAGCATATTCAATACGACCATAATTATTGATGTACTTTGCATACTCAACGTCATAAGGAGTATAGAAAGGATAGATCTCAGGCTGTGAACAACCACTGTGCCCATATATCCATAGCTTATCTGCAGCTACTGTTTGTGACATAGCTAGATACAATACATTTAATAAATGTCTTTGCTTATCTAATCTTCTGTTACATGTCATACTACCTGATAAATCTGCTAGGATGCATACACCAAATGGTTTAGTGTCTTGGTCTTCTACTGTCTGCTTGTATATAGATGTGCTACCCGCAGGTACTTCAGCTATCTTACATACATCAAGCTTACCAGCACGTAGACTCTTGACAACATCTTCTTTAGGATCAAAGCTTATATCTAACATCTTGACTAGATTCTCAGCATCAGTTATCTCTTGTGAAGTAAACTTATAGTCCTTTGTATAACCATGTGGGTTAGGTGACATAAACTTAGGCGTCTCATTGAAACTAGACAAGCTATCTTTAGCAGACCATGGTGCTTGCTCCTTTATAGATGTTAGCTTCTCCTTCATCTCTTTCTTAGCAGCTTGCGCTGTTACAGTTTTAGATTCTTTGCTTTTGCTAGGAACATCTTGATCACCATCTTGTGAATCAGATTGTGAATCATCTTGCTTATCCTCAGAAGGATTGCTGCTGTCACCACCCTCATCTTGCTTATCATCTTTAATTTCTTTTGTTAAGAATGATTTAAAGATACCTTGCTTGTAGTGTTCAAACAATGGAGCAAACTCAGGTAGCTGAGTAGTAATATCATCAAAGATATCTTCATTATCTAAATGAGTAACGATAACTTTTGTCTCTGATTTAGTCCACTTGTTTACTACTACATCCTCTGACTGATGAAACTTAGTTATTAAACCAAGAGTGTTAGCCTTAAGTAGATATAACTTAATTAACTTTTCTCCAGTATACCACTGAAGACTTTTAAGTAATGTATCATCCAGTTCAATTTTGATTTCATAATCTAATTTGATATATGGATAATCAGTAATCATTCTATGAAAACCGCCAAAGTGGGATCTCTCCCACCCTGACATAGTTCCCTTTATTTTATCCCACGCATAACCAATCATAATTATTCTTCCTCCTCTGTTGTAGTATCATCTAGAATACTCTTGATACTTGTTAAACCATCTTTACCTCCTAGTCCCTTGCATAGCACAAAGAAGCCATCATAGATTGTAAATCCATTAGACACTAGGCGTGCAATTGTCTTAAGGTGACGTAGTGATAAGTTAAATGAAATCTTAAACTCATCATGCTCACGATTAATAGATTCAAATACAGTTACCAACTTGTTGATCTCTTCCTTTGCAATTGAAGGGAACTCACTAGTCAATGTTTCCTTGATATCTTCTGTCTTAAGAGTGTCTGCCTCTACCAACATAAATCTATCAAGTAATGCTCTATCTAGCTTATGAGTACCAGTATACTGGCTACCCATGTTTGCAGTTGAGAAGAACACACAGTTGGGGTGTACTTGCACAGGAGTTGTATCATGGAATGAATACTCCATTGGTAACTCCTTTCTGAAATCTAGACACGGGAACAATAAGTTATTACTCATTGCACCTGCTCTACTAATCTCATCTAACAATACAATACCTGGTTGCTGTATTACATCAGAGAATCTTGATCTACGAAATTCTGAGTGAGTCACACCATCCTTTACAGTGATAACGTGAGTACCTACTAGACCCATAACAGGATCTGTCATAGTACCCATATCAAAGATTGTAATAGGTAAGTTAAACAGGTCAGCCATGTTACTAATTACTTCAGTCTTACCTGTACCAGTAGGACCAATGATCATAGTATTTACGCAGTGCTCAATATTATGTTTCAAGATTTCATAAGTACCTAAACGTAACTTAAAGTAACCATTGATAGTCACAACTCCTTTACTCCTATTGATCTTAATCTTACTTAGATCAGGCTTAAGGCTCATTTTAACTGGTTCAGCTGGTTTAGTAGCCATTACTTCTTTAACTTTTTCTGCTGCTTCTTTTACTTTTTCTGACATTTTTCTTTTTATTATACTGTTTAATTCAAACTTTTTTTCAGTTGTTCTTCAATGCTTAAATGGAACTGTTCATAGTTCTCCTTTAGCATGTTTGAGAACATACCTCCTACATTTTCTTTACTAATCTTTGTTTCTTCCATATCTAGTTCTAAACTTACATCGTCTCCATCTCTTATGATATCATATACAGTTAGAGATGTGTCTTTGTATGTTTCTATTTGAACCATCAATACTTCTTTGCGATCTTCTTGCTTACTTACTGGAATGTTGAAGTCATACGTATCATTCTTTGCTTTCTTAACCATCCATGCTTCAGATATGAATGCTATGGCTACTGGCTTAGTTAGGTTGATGACTTGCTTCATTGCATCCACGAAGGGTTCTTTGTTCTCTGTATCATATAGAAATCCTACAGTAGGAACAACACCAATTGAAAACTCCATACCCTTAGATTGGGTAAGCACAGCAACAGTCATAGGTACTTCATTATGGTTCTCCATTAATGTTTGACCTAATGACTTACATTGCTTATGGAATTTCTTTACTTCCTTTTCTACATCAATAGTCATCTTTCTATTGTAATAAAGAATCCTTTACATCTAGCTACGATGACATCATCTGTAATAGAAATAATTTCTGCAGGTTCAGGATCTCCAAAGTTAGCATACAACTTAATGACAGGTACTTTAGCTAGAATAACTTCCTCTACTTTAGGTTCAGCATTCAGAGCATCTATCTCTTGTACCTCCTCTACAGGAGCAACTTCTTTTACCTCTTCTACTTTAGGCTTATTCTTAGCACCTTTAGGACGTCCTGCTAACCTACGCACAGGTTCTGCAATAGCTTCTGGCTTAACTACTTCAGTTAAATCAGGTAAAATTACATTATAGTACTGCCATTGACAGCCTTCTACAGTACGATTAAGTTTGCGTGCAGCAATCATACATGACTCATGTACTGTTCTGGCTTTAGTTTTACCAATGTTAATTATTTCTGTTAGTTGTCTTCTTTCATCATCAGACCATCTACTAAATTTAATATCTCCCACGTTTTCTAGTGTTAAATTGTTTTACTTTTTCTATATCCTAAAGCTGTTGCTTCTATAGGATGTGTCTCAATCCATTGATGGCATGCTCTACATACTGACATCCATTCACTTACTTCAAGTAATAGTTCACCTGACCTACCCTTAACATGGTGAACATCAGTAGATTGAGTAGTACATAAACCTGATATATTTGCCTGACATATAGCATTGTCTGACATAAATATTTTACGTTTATTACTGTACTCTTTCTCTTGTTTAGCGCGCTTAGGAGAACGAGAAGCAAGAGGTTTCTGCTTTGTTGGTTTAAGTGAATGACTTGATTGGCAACTCCAGCATTCTTTGCATAGCCTCTTGCGTTCCCCATTCACTACAAGATTCTTCCAAATCTTGCGTTGCTTACAGCACCCATCACATGTCTTTAAACTAATCATGTAGCGTAATACTCTTTAGTTCATAAAAGTTTTTAGGTAGTATCTTTTCTTGTATCAATCTATTAACGATATGATCCTTAGTTATACCTAATGTTTTAAAATCTAATGTGCTTACAAATTCGTTGTCAACAAAATCTAAATCGCCTAGTAATGCTTTTGTGATAGAGCTGTTAGGAAATAATTTCTTAAATATGTTGTTGCTTAACATGTTGACTACTTCTTGTTTATACACGTTCAGAATTTTTTGTGTCTTTCTATGTACCTTAGATATTCTAGCGCGCTTTTCTTTTTTCATCACGCTTATTTCATCTTGACTATAGATCTTTAATCCAAATAGAGCACGCTTGTATAAGAAGTTTTGATACTGATTAAAAGGATCTACCTCATACGTCATGTATCTTTCTTCATTATGTCTGTTACCTAATAGTTGATACTCTACCAAGCTACCTTTGTACTCAAACTTATCTTTCCTGGACTTAAGTTCTTCTAATTGTTTTTTCTTATCCATGTTTCCATAATTAGAAGATAAAAGAATAGGCAGGGATATTGCACCCTGCCTCTCTATATATTTACACGTTGAACTCCTGGCTAGGAGCTATTGCTGACTCTTTAAGTTTAGCATAAGCATCTTGAATCTCTTGTGCATTAGTATGCTCAATTGTTTCATCTGCTTTATCAGGATTAACACTGTAGAAATTCTTACGGTAGATATCTTGATCACCAATTCTACAGATTACTCCTGTTGTACCTGCAATCTTAAGATCACGCTCAGGTGATTTAGTATCAAAGGCTTGTGTTTGCTCCTTTACATAGATAACACCTGGCAATTCTTGATTTGCAGTAAATCCAAATGATGCTAATGCTTCTACTTCACCTGGGATTAGAGCTGAAATTCTTACACTTGTTGCAAAGCCTGTCTTGTCATTGATTACCATTCTACTTTGCTCTACACGGATATGTCCAAAATCAGGGTTGTTTTTAGACACAGAAATTACATTACCTGCTTTATCAGCAGTTACTTTTACTTTTGATTTCATCTTTAATAGATTTGAAATGTTTATAAATTGATTTTTTGACCACGATAAAATCATACACTAGGTCAAGGTGCATGAAGTTCTTGTTAGCTAACCAAGATTTTATAAATCTGTAAAATTAATATCCTCGTCGGGTATATTATTGATGTCTATATTAGACAGATTGTCAAGATAATCATCTTGTTCTTCAAAGGATAACATGCTTGCATCTTGCACCAGTCTTTCTGGAGCTTCTGTTTGATTTATGCATGATCCAAACCAATAAGAGGTTGCGTATTCACCAAAATTAAGAGCTACTAATGCTTGTATATCTTCATCAGTAAGATTAAGATATTCGTCAACAGATATATTGACTACCTTACCGTTGGGTAATTGATATAACATTAGTAACAATCTTCATAGTAGCAAATATAGATTATTTATTTTGAATCCTTCAAATTAATTTGTTCAGGTTCAGCTGATAAATACTCTACGTTATACACACCTGTATCAGATCTAAGCATTGCAATTTGTTCATTAGATGTATGGTATAGTATACCATCTCTTATGTAGCTGTAGCAATACACTTCTTTTTTTTCCTCCTTGTTGTTCATATTACATTCGTAGTTTAATGATTTCTGCTAATGATTTTAACTCTTCTAGTTTTTGCTCAAGCTTTTTGTCCTTACCTTGGTCATGTACTCTGGCTGCTAGTAGAGTAAAGAACACTACCTCATTGAGATTATCAGCTTGTTGTATTAGCTTGTCTATTGTGTCAACAAACTTTTCCTCTGATTTGTAGGCAGCTATTGTTAAGTCAAACATTTCATCTGATCTTTTTTCTGATATGCCTAGTATTGTGTAGACATTGTCAGAATCAGGATTTATTTTTGTTAGTTCAAACATTTTATGTTGTTTTAAATTGTTGCGTTGATAAGATTGTGATGAT